GCAGCCGCATTTTCTGCTGGAGATGAAGCTATAGATTATCTTCAAGGGCTTAACAAACAGTCTCTTGGCGATGTTATGGCTAAAATTGCAAAAGAAGGAGTTATTAACGCTCTTGGAGAGGGAGCCGGAAGAGCCATTGTTGGTGGTGCTGCTAGGCTAATTAAAGGTCCTGGACCCAAGTACAGTCAGGCTAGAGCAGAAGAAATTTCTACCGCAATTAAAGAAGGTCGAGAAACTGATACAGGGTTACAGGCTATTAAAAATGTACTGTACCCTTCTCCAGAAAAAGTAGGTAAACAAATAGCCCAAGAAGAAGCATTGGCTGACATGAGAGGGTTAATTGCTGCCGGAGCTAGTCCTACAATAACTACTTCAACAGGCAAATCTATTCTTGGAACAGGGCAATCATTGTCAGAAAGTGTAATGCCCCCTACGTATCCTGGAGCAAGAAACTCTCAGTTTATTCGTGGGGTATTAGATGACATAGGCGCAGGAAAAATTACAACGGAAGAGGGTAAGTTATTAATTGATACGGAGGCTAAAGCTTTAGCAAAAAATTTAGACGATCAATTATCTGACCCAGAAGAGGCTTTTAAGGTCGCTAGAAGAAATTTAGATGACGTAATAACAAAACAGTTAGACCAATTGCAAAAAAGATTTAACCCTGTAAAAGGACTGCCGACGGAATTTTCTGATGGGCTTCAAACTTCTGCGGCTTTGTTTCAAGCAAGTTCAAACGCTTTGTATAAAAATGCAGGAGATCTTTTACAAGGAACCGGAACAAAGTTTAATTTAACGCCTGTTGTAGATCAAATTAAAATTCTTGAGGACAGTTTTACTAGTTTAGGTATTCCTGTAAAAGAAAGCTCTATATTTAACGCAATTAAAAAACTTCAAGCAGAGGGTGGCGCTGACATATCGACTTTACAAAATTTAAAGTCTGTTCTTACAGTAGCCTCAAAAGACCCAGAAGTAGTGGCTAATTTTGGAGCTGGCGAAGTTGGTAAAGTAATAAAATCGTTAGGCGGGGTTATAGATGGTAAGTTTGACGAAACTCAACGGATAATTAGTCAGGGCGGTAAAATAGTACCTGATTACAACAGTCCTGTAAGAGGGTCTATAGCAATGACCGAATCTGGGTCAAATATCACCCTTGATATGGTGGAAAAAGGCTTGTTTACAAAAGCAGATTATGATGCTCAGTTTTACGAAAAATTTATTCCTGCGGCTCCAGCAGAATTAACTAACTTAAAAGAAGGTCTTCGTTTGTGGAAAGAAGCAAATCTTTTTTACGCTGAGGGACAAGAAAAGTTTAATAACGTAGCTGTAAACGCAATTTTAAAAAACGCTAGAGCTAAAACAGGGGGAAGAAACCTGTCTGACCTTGACGTTTTAATAAAAGACGGGGATGTTAAAAATCTACAAATTTATTTAGACGCGGTTACACCAACAGTGGGTAACGCAGCAAGGCTAACAGAACCGGGAGCAGACGCTACCATACTACAAGCAAAAGCATTGTTTGAAGAAGGGGACGTTATTGCTGGAAATGCATTGTTAAAAGAAGCTGGGTTAGATAATACAACAGGAATACTTCCGGATTTTGTTCAGGGCATGTCAAAAGAAGATGGCTACTGGCAAACGATGGTCAAACCGTATTTAGATGGTTTAGACACTTTGGTAGTTCAAGCTAGGTCAGGAGCTAACCCCGGAGATTTAAGGACGGCTATTCGCACAGACGTAGCTAGTCAATGGTTAAAAAACGCTATTCGAGAATCTACAGTAGGTCCGGTCAATAGAACTACCATTGACGCAATTGCTTTAAATAATTCTTTTAAGGGATTAGGAAAAGAAGTTCAAGACACCCTCTTTGGTAATGAAACTGCTAATATTTTAAGAGAGTCTCTTAGTGATACATATCTTCTTAGCGCAAAAAACGCAGATGATTTTGCTAGGCAAATTGATTCGATAGGCGATGTTGGACTTAAAGCACAAGCTAATGCGGTCAAACAATCTATTGATGAAGCCGCTGAAGCAAGTCAAACAGCGGTTGCAAGAGCTTTATCTACTGGGCAAATAGATTCTGCTGATGACCTTGTGCAAGCGGTATTAAAAGATCCTAAAAGCTACGATCAATTAGTAAAAACATTTGGTAGGGATGAGTTAATTAAAGAAGGCGGATTAAAAGATGCTACGTTGTTAGGCATTTTGAAAGGCGCTAATTTTGATGATTTATTTACTGCCGCAGGTCAAGACGCTATTCAAAAAGGTGAGTGGGGTAAAAATTTCGTTAAAGTTTTAGAGCAACAAAATAAAAATGGTGTTCTTGAAAAAATGTTGGGTAAGGAAACTTTTAAAAATTTAGAAAAATTAGCTCAAGATTCTATTAAAGTTTCTAATGTAGACCGCCCAGGCGTTGCTTTTGCAGGAGCAACAGCAAGACTTGCTGGAGGTGGCGCAATACTTGCCGCAGTTCTTGGTCATTTTGGCGCTGCTCTTACAGCAGGTGCTGGTTTAGCGGGTTCTGCTGTTGGCGCAAGACTTTTTAGAAACCCTACGTTTTTAAAAATCCTTACATCCCCCCAAATGAGAGAGCAGCTTTACAGCAAAGCAATTGCTGATGGGATAGTTCCGGCAAAATATTCTCAAAAAAATGCAGGGAAAGCTTTTTATAATCAAGTTAATGTTTACTGGACAAACAAGATTATTGATAGTTTTACAAGAGAAGGGCTACGGATTACCGGAACAACCGCTGTTGGTCAAGACAGAGAAAGTCCACAAGGGATGATGTTACGAGAAGCATCAAAAGGTCAAAGGCTTCCTTCTGGTATTTCTTTAGATGAACTTCGAGATAAAATATCGGTAGATCCGGATATGTTAAAACAACCTGAAACAGATTTTCGTTTGGACCCACTTCCTCTTGCCAGACCACTATCCATGAACGCAAGTGATGTTGAACGAGAACGAGCTCGAATGGGCATAGCAGGACTAATCTCTTGAACACAGAGCAGTTAAAAGAAGAAATTAAAAACGACGAAGGCTGTGTCTACGCTATTTACCTAGACCATTTAGGCAAGAAAACCTTTGGCGTTGGTCATTTGGTCACGGAAAACGACCCAGAGTACTTGCTCCAGGTAGGCGATGTGATAGACGATGACCGGGTAGACAGTTGTTTTGCAACAGATATTGAGATAACCGTGGACGAATGCCTGGCGTTATACGATGACTTCTTTGATTTACCGGAAGAGGTACAGCTAATCATTGCTAACATGATGTTTAATTTAGGGCGAACCAACCTGTCTAAGTTTAAAGATATGCGTAGGGCCGTGGACCAAGGAGATTGGAACGCAGCAGCAGATGCAATGATTGATTCCAAGTGGTATATGCAAGTAACTAACCGAGCCCAGAGATTGGTTGATAGAATGCGACAAGTGGGAGAATGACATGACTACAACGAAAAAAGTGGTTAAGAAAAAGACTTCTAAGAAGTTAGCTGATGACAGTAAGTATGCTGAGTTTGACCTTGATGGTGATGGCATTGTCTCTGACGAAGAGATCCAACGGTCACAAGAGTTGATGGAGTTAGAGCTTCGAGAAGAAAAAGCTGACGCACAACAGAAAATGGCGTGGATAGCCATGGGTTCTATGCTGGTGTTTAGCTTGATTTTGTTTAGCCCTATAGTATCTGAGTCAAGAGTATCGGCGCTGGCTGATTTACTTGGGCTGTTTTACATTGCACAAGCCGGCGTGGTAGGTGCATACATGGGAACATCTGCTTGGATGAGTAAAAAATAATGGCAAAGCCTTTTGTTTATAAGTGCGAGCTAGACCGAGTTGTCGATGGCGATACGGTAGACGTTAACTTAGATCTGGGGTTTAAAATTATTTTAGCTAAACAAAGGGTTCGTCTTGTAGGGATAGATACCCCTGAATCACGGACCAGGGACCTTGCTGAAAAGAAATTGGGTTTACAAGCCAAAGACTTACTCACAGAACTTTGTTGCGATGGTTTTGTGCTGGAGTCTCAAGGACGCGGTAAGTACGGTCGTATTCTTGGCGTGTTGTGGGACTTTGATGGCAACAGTATTAACCAGAAGTTAATTGAAGCTGGGTTAGCTGTTGAGTATTGGGGTGGAACTAAAGTAAAAGTATGGGGCGATTATTAACGTCGCTATGCTGTTCGTTTCCTAACTGTTTTTCTTTTAACAGATGCAACTCTTCTAGGCTTGCCAGGCGGCTGCCCTAATCGTTTTTTCTGAGCGACTCTAGACTTCTTCTCTGATGAAGTAAGTTCTTTAGACGTTTTAGGTGTCTTCTTAGAAACACGCTTGCTTGGTCTGCAATAAGGCGTTCCTCTTTTCTCACCTTTCTTTCT